AGCCCCTCTCACCGCGCCTGCTTGAAAGTGACAGCACCCGCCGCACCGTACCGGGCTTGCATTCTCCCCGGCTTGCTGCAAAGGTACGACGCGGGCACACTCTTTCGCACTGCATTTGTACCTTATAATGTACCGCAATGCGGCGGATTTGTCAAGGGCGGGTGCGCAAATCTGTCGGGCCGAAAAATTCAATAGTCAAATGCAACAACTTTTTGCTTATATTTTTGTACATTTTATCGCACCACAACAAAGCCGTCAACATTCACTCTTTTGTTGGCAGCCTGTTATAACCCCTATTCTATTGCACCGACTATAACACATCACGCCTTTTTCAACGATTTATCTATATTTTGCTCTCTTTATCTACCCATCATGCCGCAATGCCCAGTTCCCGCAGGCACTCTCTAAATACGATCTCGCTTGACTTGTACCCTAATATCTTCCGTGGATAATTATTTATCCAGTTTTCGGCCTGCGCGATCTGCGCGTTCGTCACCGCCGCAAAGTTCGTGCCCTTGGGGAACCGCCGCCGAATCATGCCGTTGGTGTTCTCGTTGGTGCCCCGCTCCCAAGAGGAATACGGGTGGCAGAAATACACTTTAGTCCGGGGCAGGCGCTTGTTGACACAAGAGCGTTCCAGCTCCTCCGCCGCCGCAAACTCGGTGCCGTTGTCAAAGGTAATGCTTTTGAAGATCGCCCTAAACCGCCGGGCACCAAGTTTCCGTTCCAGCGCGTCCAGCGCCTTGACCACCGTTTCAGCCTTGCGGTTTGGTATCGCTATAATGATTTCTTTCCGGGTCTTGCGCTCGGTCAGGGTCAGTAGGGCGCGGGTTGTTTTTCGCTTTCCCTTGCCGCTGTACACAGTGTCGCCCTCCCAATGGCCGAACTCCTCCCGCTCGTCGATCTCCTCCGGGCGCTGTTCAATGCTTTCGCCCGCCGGGGCGCGGCTGGCGCTTTTGCCGCACTTGCAGTGCATAAACAGCGGGCGCAGCTTTTCCAGCGGCGTTTCGTGTCCGCACTCGCCGCACTTGTACCCGTATGTTTCATGCTTGGCGCAAAACGCCTTGATCGCGCCGCACTCCTCGCACTGCACAATCAAAAAGCCCCTGTACGGCCCTTGGTCTGCGTCCGGGTCGGCGCTTTTCCAAGTGTCGCGGGCACCGAACATCCGCTCCACGCGGCTGCCGCGCCTGTCCTCCCGGTGCGGTACTGCCCGTCGCTCCGTGTTGGCCGGGCCGCTCTCGCCGTTCAGCGGCACCACCTGCCCGGTGGCGGTATCCTCCAAGAATACCTTGCCGCCCTGCACATACGCCCGGAACGCGCCGCGCTGGCACATCCTGCGCACATCCGAAATACTGGTACTTTCCATTGTCTTGACCTCCTGTGTTTATGTTAGATGGAACAGGCTTGTTTGGCTGGTGTAGTCCAAAAAGCGCTGTTCCTCCGCAGCGTAATAGATCGGGTCGATCTCAAACCCGATAAAATCCACCCCCGCCTCGTAAGCGGCAATTCTGCTGCTCCCGCTCCCCAAGTGTGTGTCCAGCACCCGGCACCCCGGCGCGGCGTAGTTCTGAAAAATCCAGTCATACAGCGCCACCGGCTTTTGCGTCGGGTGGATTCTCTGCTCGTTCAGCTTTTTGTTTCCCTGCATGATATGCCCCTCGGCAACGCTCTTGCCTTGCAGCATACCGTTCCACATAAACCTGAACAGGCGCACGGTGTTGAATAGGTCAGTTGCGGCCAGCTCACAGTCTGAAAAGCTGGTGCCTTTCTTGCACTTGTCCCACACGATTCTGCCGGGCGCAAATTCATAGCTGAAATAGTTGCAGCCCCATACAATGTAATGCTTGGCTACCCTGCGTAACTCGTCAAAGTATGCCCGCCCCGGTATCTCCCACACAGGCGATACCGGGTAGTCGCGGTATACGCCGATCTTGCTAACCTTGCTGCCGTAATAGCCCCTGCGTTCCGGCCCGCTGAAATACGGCGGGTCAACCACCGCAAGATCAAAGAACCCGTCCGGGAATTGTGCCATGCCTTTCATGCAATCCATGTTGTAGCACTGGTTTAGTTCAAGCATTGATGATCTCCGTTGTAGATAACGACCATCGACGGAAACGGTGCAGGCGGGAACCTGTTCCCGTCCTCGTCCTCAAAGTGCAGCCGTCCGCGCAAAAAGCGGATTTCTGCTTTCCCGTATATGTAGTCGTGGAAGTAGGCCGTGTCTGTCCTTGCTGGTATCAGCAGAACAACCGTTGTTCCAGCCTGCGCCTCCTCATAGGCTTTGCGCACCCACGCGCCCAGTGCCCGGCCATACGGCGGGTTGCAAAACACGCTGCCCCCCCGATATTCCACGGGGCGGTCAGGCCGTCGGTTTCCGGGGTGTAGAAGTTCTTGCATTTTGCGCTTTTTTCTGTGGCCGCCGCGTCTAAAGTGAAATGAAACTCCGCGTTCAGGGTGTCGAAAAAGCCCTGCGGTGTGCAGTAGTCCATTTTCTTACTGCTCAAAAGTGCGCTGTTCATCTTTCGTTCCTTTCATGGCGCGGCATTTTCACCGGCACAGCGTCCGGCCCAACTGCCCAAACTTCCACATCGTCGATGATCTCCAACCAGTCGCAGCCCCAATACTCCGCCGCGTTCAGCATGGCGGCATAGTTGGAGGTGTGCGGCACGATCACTTCACCAAATCGCGGGTGAACCACCCGTGCGCAGGTCTTGGCGTTCCAGCGGCTTTCCCGTGCCCGCCGGGCGGCAAGGGTCATGTCCTTATACGGATTCACGCAGCCACTCCGCCTTGTCGGCCTGCCCGTAAAACCCGTGGGCCAGCCACACGCCGAAAACGAACAGGAACAGCCCGGCCAAGCCATAACCGATGATCTGCCCGATCTCGCACATACCGCCAGCGCCCAGCAGCATAAGGAGCCCCAGCATGGCAAGCACGGCACCGACGCGCTCCTGCAGGCGGGTCAGCTTGCGGGCGCGGGCGGTGGCATTTTTCCGCCGGGCCATTTCCTTTTTGTACTGCTCCGGGGTATAGGCTCTAATGATTTGCCCCGCCGGGCTGGTCTTGATCTCAATGTACCGCACTTCCACTTTTGACTTCCTCCTTTAATGCCGCTCCTGCAACTCCTGCCGCCGGGCGTAGATTTTACTTTGTGCCAGTTCTGCACTGTAACCGCCGCGTCCGTTCTTGTCCATCTTCCCTGTGTCACCTCGCGCCCGCTCGTGGTAGACCGTCGCCAAACTAACGCCCAGCTTTGCGGCAATGTCGTTCATGTGCCAACCTTGGAGGTAGAGCTTCTCCATTTCTTGGCGGTCACTGTAACTCAAATGTTTATACTTCATGGTGTCGTCCTCCCTCCTTGCTGTTTTTGGGTAAAAAAAATAAGCGCGGAAGAAGTTTTTCAACTTCTTTCGCACTTATTCTAATATCTCGGCCAAATCTGTCGGGCCCCTAGGCTCCTGCAGAGAGAGGTGAGCTGTCTGTCTTACTCCCACTTCTCCCACACTTCGGGGCAGTAGCCTACGGTGGCCTGTCTGCCGTTGCGCACAATGGGCTGGCGGAAGAGCTGCTGGTTCTCGAACAGCTTGTCGGCCTGCTGGCTCTCGTCGAGCCATTTCAAAAGCGCCAGCGTGTCCTTGTCCTTTGCGTTTTCGTCGACGAGCTTTGCCCAGCCGCCCACGGCACGGTAGACGTTGTCAAACTCGCCGCGGCTCATGCCTTTTTCCTTCATGTCGATCATCTGGAATCTGATGCCGCGCTCCTTGAACCACCGCTGTGCTTTTTTGGTGTCAAAGCTCTTGTTCGTGCCGAAAATCTGGATGTTCATGGCCATTCCCCCCACAAAAAACATTCTTTTCATTAGAATACCACAAAAACCGTACCTTGACAACTTACAAGGCCGGGCCTATAGTATGAGGGAAACTGCGGCAGGGCGCTTGCTCTTATGCGGGCTGCGTGCTATAATACAGGTTTATAGAGGAGTATCTATAAAGGAGTATTATGGAAAAAGAAAGAACCAGTCCGTGGCTGATCTTGTTCCGCGTGGTATTTACGGCGGCGCTGATCGCCTGCATTATGTTTATCTTTCGCAACTCACTGGAAAACGGTGCCCAGTCGTCCGCACGCAGCCAGGCCGTCATGCAGCTGGTCAACAGTGCGCTGGCCAAGGTGCATCTCGGCCCATTGTCGGAGCATCTGATCCGTAAGCTCGCGCACTTTTCGGAGTTTGCGCTGGAGGGCTTTCTGCTGATGCTCTGCATCCGCGTGTACACAAAGCATTTTGTGCGCCACATGAGCTGGCCGCTGCTGGGCGGCATGACAACGGCGCTGATGGATGAGACCATCCAGCTGCACAGCCCCAACCGCACCTCGTCGGTGGTGGATGTCTGGATTGATATGTCCGGCGTCGTGGCGGGACTGCTGTTTGCACTCATCATCCTGCTGATCGTGCGCGGCGTTACCGCATTCATCCGCGTCAAGCAGGAGAACCGCGCACTGCGCGCCGAGAGCGCGGAGCTGCGCCGCCGCGAGCATGAGCGGCTGGCCCGCCGCGCCGCCCACC